GCTTTTCAAGTACGATACCAAGGAAAACCAGTTTGAGATCGCGTACATGAGCAAGGTCAAAAATATCAAGCTGTTCAAAAATGGCCGTGTGGATATCAAGTTCCGCAGTGCCGCTTTTGTCCAGGAGTTTGTGGGACAGTATTTGAGGAGGAACCCGGCATGAAACTGACAAAGAAGCAGCTCTCCGCCCTACAACGGATTGTAGGGCGGGAGCAGACCCGATATGACGAAACCCAGTCGGAGGCTCTGGCTGGTGTTCATCCCAGCGAGAAGCATTTTGCCATAACAGATGGAACTATGGTGGTGCTGTTTGCGGAACAGCCCGAGGGAATCCCCGTAGGTGATCGGACGGAAACGTATGATAAATACGTTCAGGACTATCTCAAGGACGCGAACGCTTCGTTGGTTGCTTCGCCGCCCACTGTGGAGGATTGCAAAAAGATCATCCGTGAGTGGAGGGATATGAAGAATTTGGGGAAGCCCCTCTTCCCGAAGATTACCGTTACCACCGAGGATGAGAACGGCGCTCCTATGACGAGCTATTTCGACGCTTATCGCTATCTGGATATCTTGGAGGCTGTCGGGCCGTATCGTAACATCTATATGGGGAGCAGCGACACAATGCGGACGCCGTACCCGTGCCTGCTGGTGTATAAGCGGTGTGGACGTGATGAGCAAGATAGTGTCAACTGGGACGAGCCGGCATTTCTGCTGCCGTGCCGTCCTTGACAGGAGGAGGATGTTATGAGTTTTGAAGACGCACTTGAAAAGCTCTTGTCTCTGGGCATCTATAAATGTCTCGCAGAACGAGTTTTGAGAACTGTTTGCAAAACAGGAAGAAGCATGGACATTATGGTAGGGAACGAGATTTATTGTATCAATGCGGTATATTCGGGTGAGAGACGCGAGGATACGAAATTCTGGGGACTTGCTACAAGCAACTATACTTTCGATGTGGGGAGAGTTTGACATGACCAGACGGAAAGTGATTTTCTGGAACGATCTGAATGACAGCTATATCGTTTCCGAGGAATATAACGGCGACAAGGCTGAAATGGAACGCTTCGGCCTTGAAGCCTGCGACCATACTTGGCCTGAGTTTATGGAGGCTATGAGCAGTGTGAGCAACATGGCGGACTTCCTCAAGGTGATCTCCTACATCACTGCCAGTTACCATGCTACTGTCAATGGCGTGCCTCTCCCGGAGCAGGCCAATAACCTGCCTGGGTCACGGCTGAATGTCGCCCATAGCCATAAGGAGCTGTATAACTTAGTTGGCGACATGGATGAGGTGTGGGAGGTCAAGCGGAATATCTCTGGCGCTCATCTGCTGGACGTGTCCACCATCGCTCCCAAGCCCAAGCAGGTCTGGGACGGAAAGGAAGTCATAGATGAGGATGACTTCGACTACGCCACCGCAAAGCCCGGTGACTTTGTGACTCAGGCCGTAGTGGACAATGCAATGGATTGTCTGCCACCTGTTTGTATGAGTGCCCGGTGCTCTCAGATGGGCGAGCCGTACTCCAGCAAGCTGGATGAAAAGACCGGCGAATGGCGAAGCATCTATGCCACCTTCCGTAAGGTCGGTGGAGAGTGGCCGAATGGTATTTGGGAATACTGCGGTCACTGCTTCCGGGGTGAAACGGTAGAACGGGGCAAAGAAATGGCTCATATCCAAAATCTTCTCGCTACTATTGAGAGATGAGGTTAGCATCCGTCGTCTCCCGTCTGTAATTAAGGCGGGAGACGAAAATTTTGGAGGTGTTAATTTTGAAACGGTTTAAGGTGCAAACCGCAGACGGCCACACTTTGCTGCTCTACTATCCCACCCAAGAGAAAGCCCAGGAGAGCTACCCGGACGCCACAATTACGGAACATACCGACCAATCTCATGTGGAGTACATTGAGCGGATGCTTGCTGCCGCCAACGATTGTAAAACGGCGGAACGCAAAGGTTCTACCGTTTATCTTCTCAGGTTTAACACGTCGGCGGGCATCTGTTTGGCGATGCTTTCCCGAGATATCAGCGACGGAATGTGGTACGACTTGTGCCAGTATCAATTCTGGAAATCCGGGGCACTGGTCGCTCCAATCACTAAGACCCTATCTAATCCGGCTGCGTTTTGTAAACAGTTTCTTTTCCCGAAGTCGGAATACCAAGTGCTTTGTGCTGGCGGCAAGCTCCCAAAGCCGGAAGAAATCAGAGGCGTTAGAAAATTCGCTTCTGTCCCTTTTGAGGGAATATGTCAGTGCCAGCTATTCCTAAAAGGTGACGACTTATATATCAAGCATAACGACTACTTTTCGGAAACGCACTCCACCGGAAAGATTGATCCGCGCACCAACATAGAGGAACGGGTGCTATATATTTGCCACGCATGGCTGAGGATTACCAATTTTGTACCATTGGTAAAACTCCTGAACGACGTGGAAATTTCTGCCACAGTTTGGCCTATGCTTCGGGACTTCCACCAATGGCCGGCAGGTGAATATAACATGGAGTGGAACCGCTTTTTGGAGGGTGTAGCGAGGGCTACAAGAAACTATCTGAGTAAAAAGGAGGCAGGTTATGGAACAAAGAACCTGTAATATCATCATGTGCTGCAAAGGGCATTGCAAACTCGCGGGCGAAAATGCTCCGCCGTTGGAGGCCATCGCTGCATACATGAGCGCTGAGTGCGCTTGTCCGAAGGAAGACTACACCGGGAAGCTGATGGAAACGATTTTGAGAGAGGCGCTGTTTGATTATATGGCGGGCGCGGACAAGCCCGGATATGAGCTGCGCCAGCTTCTTCAGCAATATGCCACACATGACCCCGATCTTTCGGAGCGTATCTACACCCTATTCCAGTTAGCCAAAGTGAGAGATGATAACAGGTATGTCAATGGGTTTACGGATAAATTGCTCCGGCAAAGTGAGATTGATCTTGGAGCCTCCAGAGACAGTATGCCCTGTCTTTTGGATGAAAAGAAGATCGTCAATTATCCTTGTTCTCGCGCCTGCCCGCTTTTTGGAGACTGCGTTACAAAGTGGTATCAGGTAAGAAAAAGAGCCTGACCGGTTAGCAATCCCCCTTTTCTTTCTGTAATAGAAGTGAGGGGCGCGGTTCTGAGAGGACTCCGCACAAAAGCCTCTCTCCAGAAAAAGAAAGATAGAGCAGGTGAAAGAATGAAGTATCAATACCTTAATGAACCGATTCCCCAGGAAGCCCGACAGGAGTTGAACGACAAGATCCTCTATTTGGTAGACCAGGATTTGGCCGAACAGTCTGGGATCTCCCGCGAGGATATCTATAATGCCTATACCGGAGACGGTGGATTGCATGGCCTGAAACGCTCTGACTTTGCCAACTATCATGAGTATGCGGAGGCTAAGAAGGAGATCGAGAACGGTCAGTTCTTTACGCCTCCCGCTCTTTGCCAGTTTATCATGGAGGCGCTGTCCCCTGCTATGGACGAAACGGTGGCAGACCTCACCTCTGGCATCGCCAACTTCTGTAACTTCATGCCGCTGGAGGCAAACTTCTACGGCTGTGAGTTGGACATCAAGTCCCACAAAGTAGCGCACTATCTTTACCCCGCCGCTAATCTGGAGCACCGTGATATCCGTTTCTATCAGCCGAATATGCGGTTTGACTATGTAGTGGGCAACCCTCCGTTCAATCTGAAATGGGAGACGGAGGGTGGCGAGATCATCTCTCAGATGTACTACTGCCTGAAAGCGGCGAAGTTGCTGAAGCCTCTGGGCATTATGGCGATTGTGGTGCCGGCGTCTTTCCTGGCCGACGAATATTTGGACGGCGCGAAAATTTCCGAACTGGCAAAAGATTTCTCTTTCCTGGGTCAGGTCTCTATTCAGAAGGATGCGTTCAAATCTCTTGGCGTGGATAGCTACGCTACCAAGATACTCTTTTGGCAGAAGAAGCTGGACGCTGCCGACAAGGGAGAACCTTATGCTCTGAACAGCGCCAACTGGTTCAACCTGACCGACATGAATAACGCGGCAGAGCTGCTTGAGATCGTCCGTAAGGAAGTCGTTGCCCCGGCCAGAGAGCGGATGCGGAGCAACAGTGCCCGTGTTAAGCTGGCGTCGATGGGTGGGAGCGACAATGCGTTCGAGTATGAAGTGCGGAAGCTGATGTTCCATATCAAGTCCAACCCCAAACTGATAGACAAATATGCCAAGTGTCAGGAATATCTCTACAAGTTCCGCCATCAGGAACAGCCCAAGGATATGAAGTATGAGGAATGGGCAAAAATCCGTATTACGGAAGCTAAGGTACTGGCCTATCTTCGTCGTGTTATCAAGTCTCAGCATAAGAAGCCCAGCCAGAATGTGGTACGACTGGTCAAGCAGGATGGAGGGCTGATTTACAAAGGGTACAGCAAAAAGGCACAGAACAGCATGAGCGACGGCATGAAACAGCTCGTTCCCTTCTATGCCCTCGCCTCTGGACAAGCGGATGATACAGGTCTTGGGCAGTATGCCCGCCTTATTCGTCGTAAGCAGCGCGACTATGAGCGAGAGACGAAACCTTTTACCGAGATGGAACAGGACGCCGGGATCGCTCAGTTCCTGGATGACTTTACCGTTTATGACAATGAGAACGAGGAGTGGATTCACCTCAATAACACCCAGAAGTACGACCTGAACCTCGTTCTTCAGAAGCGTTATCATCTGTTACAGTGGGAACAGGGTGGTGGCAAGACGCTGGCCGGCATCTCCACAGGCCGGTATCGGATGGAGCGTCAGGGCGCTCGTAATGTGTGGGTGGTGTCCACTGCTATCTCCATCAAGAACAACTGGGATCTGGTGTTCAAAAACTATGGCATGACCAACTACCGGATGATAAAGTGCCTCGCCGACCTCGACAAAGTACAGGATGGGGAGTTCGTTATCATCACCCTGAATATGCTTACCAAGTACCGTAAGCAGATCAAGCGCCATATCAAAATGCGGAACCAGAACGTGTGCTTGGTGTTCGATGAGTCCGACGAGATGACCAACCCGGATAGCAAGCGCACAAAGGCTGTGTTGGATTGTTTTCGGAGAGTACGGTTTAAGCTGGAAATGACCGGCACTGTCACCCGGAACAACATCTCGGAATGTGCGCCTCAGCTTGAGCTGCTTTATAACAACTCTTACAATATGCTCTCCTGGGCAGAAGATTTGTATTGCTATGAGAAGGATGACTGTGAGGAATATCTGAACTGTTCAAGTAATCCTTACTACGGCCAGCCCTTCCCTGCTTATAAAGCTGGATACAGTCTGTTCGCTGAATCCCATCTGCCTGAGCGGATCACTGTTTTCGGAGTGGGTAAGAAAACCCAGGACATTTACAATGCGGATGTCCTGAACAAGCTCCTCTCTTACTCGGTCATCACCCGGACTTTCGCGGAGATCACCGGCAAAGAGATACGTAGACTTCATCAAACCCCAGTTTTATTCGCTCCTGCAGAGCGTGAAGTCTATCAAAAGGCCATGGAAGAGTTTTTCTCCATGCGCCAGCGGTACTTCGCCCTTACCGGGAATAGCCGCAAGGATAGCATGATGGCGCTGATCCAGCAGATTACTTTGTTGCTCCGTATCTCTGCTGCTCCCAACACTGTGGAGGAATACGACAGCCCGAATACGCCGGTCAAAATTCGGAAGGTTTGTGACATGGTGGGCGAATGGAAGGATGAGATTGTAGTTATTGGTGTCCGCCATAAGAACGTGGTGGAAGCATACGCCAATGAAATCCGCAGAAGATTCCCGGATCGGAAACTGTTTGTCGTGACCGGCTCTACCACCACTCTGGCCGGACGTCGGAAGCTGAAAAATACTCTGAAAGAAAGCGGAAACGGCATTCTCCTTTGTACCCAGCAGTGCCTCCCCTCCTCTGTCAACTTTGAGTTCGTCAACAAAGTTATCATCCCGGAGTTGCATTACAACAATGCGCGGATGAGCCAGTTCTATATGCGGTTTGTTCGCTTTACCTCTACGGACTGGAAAGATATCTACTTTGTTACTTACTCTGGAAGCATTGAGTCCAACCAAATGCAAATGGTGCTCGCCAAAGAGAAACTGAACCTTTTCATGAAGGGGCAGGACGTAGATCTGGATGAGGTGTATGACCGCTTTGGCGTGGATTATGACCTGATGAGCCTGCTGATGTCTCGTGAGGCAGACGAGGACGGAAACTTCAAAATCTCTTGGGGAGAGCAGAAGATCAGCTAATAATAAAACCGCCCTCTTCGGAGGGCGGTTCATTTAGGCCATGTACTTACTGCGGAATATACGAAGCATTCCGTTTTCCCATGCCGTTTTGACATGGCCTCTGCACCATTTTGTGTATCGGTCGAATTGAAGTGCTGCCGCTTGATTGGACAGCCCGTATGTTGCCTTGATCTCAGAAGCGGAACGGATACCCATTTCACGCAGGATAGGAAGCGGAGCAAGTAAATTCCAGGCGAAGTAGTCTGCCTCGCTCTCGAACTGGTCATAGAAGCCCCTTTGCTCATTGTAGGCGATTTCGGCTCCCTCTATGACTTCCAGATGGCCTATATAGATATGGCCGATCTCATGCGCCAAAGTCCACCGGATACGGCCAGCGTTCATTTCAGCATTGTAGAGAATAAGATAACGGTTTGTATCTGGATCGTAGTGCGTCGCTCCAGAATTGCTTTTGCATAGAACGGCAACGTCTTGGACAGTGCATCCAGTGACTTCGGCCATTTCCTGATACGACAAAATACGACAGCTTTTGGGGATGCACTGCAAGAGCAATTCAGGTTGGATAGGATAGGATACAGAATCCATGTCCTGGTAAAGCTCCAAGACCTTACGCTGTACAAAAACACTCCTCACTATTTTGCCCTCCTTTCGCTACACGGAGACATCATGGGTGCATATTATAACTTATTCCGTGTCCAATAAAACGGACTTCTTCTGCTGCGGATCATTCTCATCGGAAAAAGCGTAGTCAAATCCGATTTTCAGAATACCCATCATGCGGTTTCTATCCTGCTCAGTCATGCGCTCTCTGGCTCGCTGGAGGGTAATATAGTCGGGGTCGCCAAGCATGGTATCGGCAGTAGAGCGCACATTAGAAGCGCCTACCAGGTAGTCAATGGAGACATGGAAATACTCGGCGATCTTGGAGATCTTATCAATGGTTGGAGAGGTAGAGCTTTTCCACCTTCCAATAGAATATTGGCTCATACCAAGTTCGGATTCCAGTTTGTTGATTGTGATGTTATTTTCAGCACACAATTCTTTAATCCTTGTAAAAATGACAGAGTCCATAACACAACCTCCAAACAGAGAATTTGAATGTCACGAATTTTTTCGTGAAAAGCACTTGACAGCACGAAAGCAAGCTGGTATAGTAAATACCAGACACGAACATATTCGTGAAGTTGATTATATCATATCACACGTTTTCAGTTTAGTCAACCTAATACTTATTTGGAGGCGCGTAAAAATGCACATCGTAAACAGTATGGCAGCAAACTTCGGCAAATATGATTTAGATGTAAGCGCCGTGGGGATGCGGAGTATCAGCGAGACGGACATTAAGCTCCCGTACACTGGTGTCCTCCCCGTACAGATGTCAGCGTCCTCTGGTGCCTATGTCTACCTCAACGTCCAGCTGGCTCAAGGCGCACGCCTGGTTCTGGTTGCGCATGGGAAGGGCAAGGATATCAAGCGTCCTCTCGAAGCGTCCAGTGAAGAGATTATCGCTTTGCTGGATGGGTTTTTCAAGCAAAACCAAGATGCTACCGGCCTTGCTCAGTATTGGCTCGGTGTGTGGCAAGCTCATTATACGGAATGGAGAAAGATCGTGACCGGCCCGGATCGGCTGTTGACAATCCTCTCTTCCCTGTCCGTAACGGATCGTGAGTTCCTGTGTAAGCATATGATGGACGTGCCGGCGACAGAGTGAGGTGAAGCGGATGTCCCCGAAAAATTTCGCAAATAATTTTCTTGTTTGCTATTGACAATCTCAGCTACGTATGGTAAGATAGCAACATAGAAAATGATTTGAACGGATTGGAGAGGGGAATATGATCCGTAACAAATTCTTTGAAGACCCGGACGGCGGCTATGCTAAGGTAGGCGTCAAGAAAAACTTTGATATCGCCTGGAAAAAGGTTCTGGCCTATGAAGAGCAGACAGGCCAATCGCTGGACAATGGCTTTACTAAGGAACAGTATGTGTCCATGTTCAACTCCATGAGGGTTCGTCACACCAGCATTTTCTTCAACTATAAAAGCCATGTGATGAGCTACGTGCGATACCTGATTGCCAATGGCGTGCTGCCGGCAGAACAGGAAAGCATTTTGGCCTCCGTCACTGTGGACGACCTGAAAATCAACGAGACCAGCGGAGTGCAATACTACAAGAACTTGGGTATGCTCCACCAGGCAATCCAGGATTCCATCAAAGTGTCCGAGTGCTACGATGAAACCTTGTTTGACCTGCCCGCTGTAATTCTTTACCTGGCTTGGTTTGGATTGACCGAAGAGCAGATCATCAATTTCCCCAAGGAAGATGTGCTTGATGACGGCGTGATGATAAACGGTGAGAAGACCGAGATGCCGTTTGAAATCTTGCAGATATTCAAGCGTCTGAGGGATGCAGAGGGATACTACCAGCAGGCCAGAGGTGTAATCTTCCGTGCCTATGTCTATTCAGATAATCTAATTCGGACGGAGCGGAACAGCAAGATCAACGTCTCTAAGATGCAGGGTCTGGTAAATCGTCTGAATACCCTGATGGACGGTACCTACTCGCTACGGTACAACGTAATACACCAGTCCGGTATATTCTACCGTGCTCATCTGCTGGAATGCGAGAGCACCCAGTTCAATCTGGAAGACCCGGAGTTTGCGTCTAAGGTGTTCTGCGAGGATCTGTCCAGCAAGGTCAAGCACACAGCCCGGATCAGAGACTACAAGCTCTATAAGCAACTATTCTACTAAATGGCTTCGGCCATTTAGTTCTTGGATAGCAACAAAGAAAATTATTCTGTAAGAGGAGTGAAAGCAATGAGATCCCGTAAAAACGCCGTCCCCGTACCTGTCACCCGCGATCTCCTGCAGGAAAAGCAGACTGAGGTTGCTCGTCTGGCTCGTCAGGCAAGCGAGGCGGTAGACATCGTTACCAGAACAATGAATGAGCTGGAGGGTATCAACCAGCAGATCGACAACGACCTGGCTGAGATCGACACCTATTCCAAGGAACTGGCCGCGACACGCGCCGCCATGTCCCAGCAGCGGAAGAACAATACCGCTATCATCGCCAACTTCGCAAAGCTCCTGGATACCAGTCCCGCAGAGAGCGTGAGTGAGTAATTCATTCGGTTGACCGACCGGAGTATGAGGCGCTAACAGCAATTTTACAACTATCAAACTTTTACTTTGACTCAATGCGTCTCGTTGAAAAGCGTGGAGGGGTAATCCTAACTGGTAAGGAAGCAGTTTGCTAAACTGTTAGTAATCCGAAAGGGTGTGTGGGTTCGAGTCCCATCCCCTCCGCCAAGCCGCAATAGCGGCGAACTCTTTATCACCTCCTCTCTCTGACGGCGGGAAAGACCGCTGACGGCCCGGAAAGACGGGCGACATGGGAGCGTCCGGTGGCAGCTCATAACGTGTAATCGACGGTGGACACGCACAGCAATTTTACCTTGAAAGTCTGCAAAACTTTTGCTTACGGTTCGACTCCGTAGCTCCTAAAAAACCGTCATCAATCTATAAGAAGGGTCGTGTGTGTCATGAAGAAGTTCCTGGCTATCGTTCTGTGATTCAAAGTGATCAGCGGCAGCGGCGTCCAGCGCCGGGTATGTGGAGGAAGCCATGAATAGAATACGAGACAAGCCCTAAGTCATCTTCGGATGACAGTATAGTGATGAATGCGACGATGAATGAACAGTAACGAATTGGGGCACTAACAGCAACCATCAACATTACCTGCTTTGGAAATGAGAATGTGTCCCGCACACGTGGCAAAGAGCCATTTTACGGATATAGCGGTTTCTGGGAGGTTTCCGTATTCGTATGCGTACAGAGCAACGCAGACAGCAATGAAAAAGCCTCCCGCCATGCAAGGATAGCTCAGTTGGTAGAGCACCAGTATAAAAAAATGCGTAACGTTCCCCTCCCCCAGTTGCGCTAACAGCTATGTAAAAAGGGAACTGATTGTCGTGGGTTCGAGTCCCACTCCTTGCAACAAGCTACTTAGTGTAGCCACAAAAAAAGGAGGTGCGACAGACTAATGTTGAATATGGGTTTGCTTGTCTGTTGTTCCTTGCCGTATGTCATTATCTCGACCCCGATAATTTACAGTACGGTGAAAACCTGGTTCGCCGCCAGCCATAATAGTGCGGGAAGCCGAACCGATCGGTATAACTGTTTGCCGTATTATACGGCTGGGTTTGAGTAGAAAATGCACATAAGAGGGGTCATGCAAAATAGCCCTGCTACGGCGGGGCGTACGCCAGGGTAGCTCAGTCGGACAGAGCGCGTACTAATGCGTGTCTTGTTGAGACGCTTACAGCAACTTTCTATGGACTGTTAATCCCGTGGTCGTGGGTTCGAGTCCCACCCCTGGCACAAGCAGAAGCCGTCCCTGCTAATGGACGGATAGGCATAGGGCTTTGGGATCGTTTATGTCTATGCTGACGGTAAACGCCAGATATTCAACCCAAATATCTTGAACTGGGTTGTGACGGCTCGGAAAGACGAGCTTCATGCGGCAGTGGTGAAGTGGTCAACACAGCAGCCCTATTACAATGCGAAACGAGGAGTTCCGCTAACAGCAATGTTCAAGGAAGCCAAGCTGCCATTCGTAGGTTCGAGTCCTACCTGCCGCTCCATTTCTCTGGGCATAAACAGCAACAGTAAATAAAAAGTGTGTCCTGGGTATCTCAATATAGGAGGTAAGAGATAATGAGTAACTTTATGGATGGGATCAAGAGCACGCTGAATAACGAGTGCAATGTCTCTGTCACCGAGAACGGTGCAGTCGGCTTCCGCACTACCGGCAAGGCTCTCCTGGATCTCAATTTCGCTGTGGCATCTCTCCGTAGCGCCAGCGAGCACGATATCTCTCAGCGCTTCACTAAGGCGTTCTTCGAGGACAAGTTGATGGCAATGAAATGGCTCTTTTATGCTCGTGATGTCCGTGGTGGCCTGGGCGAGCGCCGGCTGTTCCGCGCCTGTATGGTGCCTCTGGCGAAGGAGTTTTCCGAGTACGTCGCCCCTGTGGTGGCACTGGTACCTGAGTACGGTCGCTGGGACGATCTGTGGTGCCTGCTGGATACGCCCGTGTGTGACTGTGTGATCGGGCTGGTCAAAGAGCAGCTTTATGACGACGCCCAAAATGCGGCAGAGGGCAAACCCATTTCTCTTTTGGCAAAGTGGATGCCCCGCTGCAAGACTTCTTCCAAGCAAACTCGGCATTATGCCCAGATTTTGCGGAAGGCTGTCGGCATGACTGAGCGCCAGTATCAGCACACCCTCGCCAATCTCTCCCGTTATCTGCTCGTTGTGGAGCAGCAGATGACCGCCAAGCAGTGGGAGGAAATCGACTATCAGCGTGTCCCCTCTCGTGCCAACCTGCAGTAC